GATCCTGATATAGAACAGGTGACAGTTATGAAGTCAGCTAGGGTTGGATATACAAAGATTTTGAATCATATTATTGGTTATCACATCCACCAAGATCCATGTCCAATAATGGTTGTACAACCTACGATTGAGGATGCTACTGGTTACTCAAAAGAAGAGATAGCCCCTATGATTCGTGACAGTAAATGTTTAGAAGGATTAATAAGTGATCCAAAAGCAAAAGATGGATCTAATACATTGCTACAGAAAAACTTTCCTGGTGGAACATTATCTTTAGTTGGTGCTAACTCACCTAGAGGATTTAGAAGAGTTAGTCGTAGAGTTGTGCTGTTTGATGAGGTTGATGGTTATCCACTTGGCGGTGCGGGTACTGAAGGAGATCAAATTAAGCTTGGTATAAGACGAACTGAATATTATTGGAATCGCAAAATAGTTTCTGGTTCTACACCTACAATTAAAGATTTTTCTCGTATAGAAAGAATGTTTTTACAGACGAATCAGATGAGGTATTACTGTCCATGTCCTAGTTGCGGTCACATGCAATATTTAAGATGGTCGCAGTTTTGTTGGGAAAATAATGATCCTGATACTGTTAAATACAAATGTGAATCATGTAGTCATTTAATACCAGATACGAAGAAAAGATATATGGTAGAACGTGGAGAATGGCGAGCAACTGCACCAGGTAAAGCAAAACATATTGGATTTCATATATGGGCTGCGTATTCATATTCACCTAATGCAAGTTGGCCTAATTTAGTAGAAGAGTTTTTAGAAAGTAAAGATGATCCCGAACAACTTAAAACGTGGATTAATACAATCTTAGGTGAGACATGGGAAGATTCATATCAAGCAAAAGTTGGTGCTGATGCTTTAATGTTACGAGCATCAGAAGCTAAATATGAAAGAGCAAAACCACCTAAAGAAGTTTTATTTTTAACTGCGGGAATTGATACACAAGATGACAGACTTAGTATGTCTGTTTTTGGTTTTGGTCGTAATGAGGAAATGTATCTTATTGATCGACAAGTTATATATGGTTCTCCTTCTAGGGCAGATGTTTGGAAACAATTAGATGAAATATTACTAGGGAAATTTATAAATGAAGATGGAAAAGAAATTAAGATAGAAAGTGCTGCCTTAGATACTGGTGGTCACTTTACTCATGAATGTTACCAGTATGTTAGAGAAAGATCTCATCTTGGATTAATTGGTATAAAAGGTGTTGGTCAGAAAGGAAAACCACCATTAGGTAAGCCAAGTAAAGTAGATATTAACTTTACTGGTAAGGCTTTAAAAAAAGGAGTGCAATTATTTCCTGTCGGAGTAGATGTTATAAAAACAACTCTGAGTAATAAGTTAAAAGATGCTGAGGTTGGAAAAGGTTATATACATTTTTACCCTACAATCACCCCAGATTACTTTGAAGAGCTTACAGCAGAAAGACAAGTTCTTAAATATAAGAATGGTTATCAAGAACGTGTTTGGGTTAAAAAAAGTTCTGCTAGAAATGAAGCTTTAGATGAAATGGTGTATTCATGGGCTGCATATCAACGATTATTGCAAAAATATGATCGTAGAACTATATATGACCAGTTTGAAAGAAAACTTTATCCATTAGAGCCTACAAAGGAAGCTAAGATAGACTTAAATCGTACTAAATCGGCTAAAAAGTCGAATTTTGTCTCTAATTGGTAATTAATTTTGGCTATTCCTTCAAAAATTAGACAAGGGGATTTTGTTCAATGGAGCATACCCTCAACTAAAGATGTTAAAGGTGACATTATCTCAAGTCCAGATTGGCAAGTAATTTATTATTTACGAACTAACACTGCACCAATCGGATCTACAGTTACGAGTACGGCTGATTCTAATGGTTTCAAATTTACCATTGATAGTAGTGTTACTCAAACCTTCCCTGATGGTGATTGGTATTATCAAGCTGTAGCTGATAAGTCAGGAGCAGAAAAACAAACTATTTTAAGTGGATCTTTTAAGGTTATTAAGAGTCTGGTTTTTAGTGGCAATGCAACTAATTATGATGGTCGGACACAAATTGAAAAAGATCTACAAACAATACAACAGGCAATAAGAAATATCACAAGTGGCGGTGCAGTACAAGAATATAAAATTGGAACAAGATCAGCAAAGAAATATGAATTATCAGAATTAATAATGTTAGAAAGCCGATATAAGGCTGAATTAATAAGAGAAAAACAAGCACAATTAATAGATGATAATCTTGGTAATCCAAGAGCAACATTTGTTAGATTTACAGGAGCTTTGTAATGGGAATTAGAACTGATATTACAAGAGCTTTTAAACGTGTTTTAGGCTTCGGTAAAAATGCAAATCCTTTAAAAAATGTACGAGCATATCAAGGTGCATTAGTTTCACGATTGACCTCTGATTGGATGGCTAGTCAATTAAGTGCAGATGCAGAAATTAGAAATAGCTTAAGAAAACTGAGAGATAGATCAAGAGAATTAGTTAGAAATAACCCTTACGCAAGACAAGCCAAAAGAACAGTTCAAATAAATATGGTTGGAACTGGAATGAAATTTCAATCTAGGGTTTTACAAATAAGAGGAAACAAAAGGGATCAAAGAATAAATAATCTTATAGAACAGAAGTGGGCTGAATGGTCATCTCCCAATAGTTGTGATTGTGCGGGAAGATATGGATTTCATGAATTTGAATGGTTGGCTGCGGGTGCATTATGTGAATCAGGAGAAGCAATATTTAGAATTGTTAGACAACAGTTTGGAAACTCAAAAGTTCCACTTGCGTTGCAATTAATTGAATCAGATATGTTAGATGAGGAATATACAGGTAAAACATTAAGTGTAAAAAATGAATGGCGAAATGGAGTTGAAATTGACAGTTGGGGTAGACCTGTACGTTATGCCATTCTTACTAAACACCCTGGAGATGCGTATTATTTAGATTTTTCTAATAATCAAAAGTTGCATATATTTATTAATGCAGATGACATTATCCACCTATATCTTCCAGAAAGACCAGGTCAAAATCGTGGTGTGCCTTGGTTTCATAGTGTTATGTCTGATATGCATCAATTACAAGGCTACGAGGAGGCAGCTGTAATTCGAGCAAGGGCGGGGGCAAGCATAATGGGATTTATAACAAATGACCAAGGAGAACTTATAGGAGATGATGTTGTAAATGGTCAAAGGATACAAAATTTCAGCCCTGGAGAATTTAGATATTTAATGCCAAATGAAAAAGTGACAATACCAGATATAGATTATCCATCTCAGCAATATGAGATGTTTGTAAAAAATAAAATAAGACGTTTCGCTACAGGCATAGGTTGTAGTTTTGAAACTATAAGTAAAGACTTTAGTGAGACTAATTATTCAAGTTCAAGATTAAGTCTTTTAGAAGACAGAGAACATTGGAAGTTTTGTCAGAAGTATTTGATAAATAATTTACATTTAAGAGTATTTAAAGAATGGATGAAGTTAGCTGTTCTTGTAGGAGAGCTAGATTTTGATGATTTTGCAGTAAGACCAGAAAGGTATGTAAAACCAAGATGGACTCCTCCCGCACAACATTATGTTGATCCTTTAAAAGAGATTAAGGCGATGCGTGAAGCAGAGCAAGCGGGTTATATGAGTAAGTCACAAGTTATTGCACAAACGAATGGTGGTGATTATGACGATATTATTTCAGAAATATCAAGAGAACAGGAAGTCGCTAAAGAGTTAGGAGTTACATTAGATAAAGATCTTGATCTTGAGGTAGAGGTAGGTCAATTAGAACTTGATCTGCCTACAGTACAACCAACAAGAGCAAAGAAAACACGCAAAAAAACTAAGTAATCATGGCAAATGTAAGCGGAACTGAGATTAACCTCAAACCTACAGATGGGATGAAGGCAGAAGCACAAAGATATAAAGATTGGAAAAAAGAAGGTAGAGCAGGTGGTACGCAAGTTGCAGCGGTAAGAGCGACTCAGATATTAAGTGGCTCAGAGCTTTCACCAGACGTCACCCTGCGAATGTTTAGTTTTTTTAGTAGGCATGAGGTTGATAAAAAAGCAGAAGGTTTTAGCCCTGGCGAAAAAGGTTATCCGTCAAAAGGCAGGGTCGCATGGGCTGCCTGGGGAGGTAATGCGGGATTTAGTTGGAGTAGAGGTAAAGCGGCTGCTATTAAAAAAGCTAGAGAAAGGGCAGAACCTATAGAACTTTCCAGACCATATCCAAACGAACACGCAGCTACTATTACAAATCCAGAACAATATGATACATTTAGGCGGTCAAACAATGAAGGTTCACAAGGGGTAGACTTTATTTTTGGTATAAA